TCACGGACGCGTTCGGATGAGCGACGCAGAGGAGCCGGAGGTGGAGGTCGACGCCGCCGAAGAGCCGGGGGAGTCGGCCGGAATGAGCGAGCGCACGGCGAAAAACGTGCTGCTCACGGTCGGCCTCCTGGCGATGTGGGGGATCGTCGCTGTGCTCCCGGAGACCGCGTATTTCGTGGCCGGGATCATGGCCTGCCGAGGCTGGCAGAAAGCCCGCGGATGGATCGGCCGGCACGGCGAGGACGAGGCCAGTGAGCCTGAGCCGGAGGCCGACGAGACGGTGGCTGGTGCCGCCGAGACGTGGCGCGTGCCGACGTTCCACGAGCTGTGCGAGTCCCTCGCCCGCGTGGGTACGCCGCACGCGCACATCGCCGTCCTCGCCCACGACTTGGGCACGACGCCCGAGCGGGTGCGTGAGGCGCTCGACGCGTGCGGCGTTCAGGTGGAGGCCGTACGCATGCAGGGCAGGGGCTCATCCACGGGTGTGAAGGGCGACGCTCTCCCCACTCCCCGATCGACCCCGGGGGGTGTCGTTGGTGCAGGTCAGCCCGCCAACAACGACAACAACAACGCCTCGGCGCCAACCCCAGAGAAGGGGTTGCGTGTAGAGCACATTGGGCAGGCCGGGGCCATCGTGCACGACCCCGCCGACTCGATTCGACACCACCAAGTCCGCGACTGAGGAGCCCACGATGGAGACCGAACGCCTCGCACTGATCAAGACCATCGCGTCTGCACTGCGCGACGCGACCGACGGCGACGTGTGGCATGCCGTGGGACTGATCTACGAACTGGCGGAGGGCCGGATGGACCCGGCTGACGTCCGCGCGGAGTTCGAGGAGCTGGAGCTTCCACACGCGTGACGCTGCCCCACCTCGTCCGGGCCCCGCCGCGAACCCCTCCCGCGGCGGGGCCTTCGTGCGTCATCCTGAGCTCATGCCTGCCGCGCTGAAGTTCACCGGGGAAGACAAGGACATGACGCTCGACGAGCTCGCCGCGTTCGTCGACGCAGCCCGGAAGGCCGGCGTGCCGCGGGACAACCCGATCCGTGCGGAGCTGTCGACGAGCGGGAAGATCAAGCAGGTTGAGATTGCGCTCGCGGAGGACGACGACTGACCGCGCCTGCCACACTGGAGGCTGCACGCCGGGTAGCGCCCGGCACCCTGGCCCCGCCGCGAATCCCCCCTCGTGGCGGGGCCTTCGCGTGGTCATCTGTAGTACTGGTCCGTGTACTCCGGGCCGCCCGGCTCGTCCTCACACCCCTGGTCGTGATCCGGTGTGCCGCCGTGGCTGATGACGAACGAATACCCCTGGGGCAGGGTGCAGCCCTTGTCTGCCCAGGAGTTGGCCATCATCGTCCAGACGATGAGGAGGACGACGGCGGCGATGGTTTTCTGCATGCGGGTGGGGCGCCAGCTGCGGGCGGCCGTGGTGTCTGACATGCGCGTGATTGTGGCGTGGCGTGTGCGGTGCGTGAAGGCGTGTGACGGAGTCGTGACGTGAAGCGGCCCCGCTCCGGGTGTCCGGGCGGGGCTGTTGTTGTGTCCTCCCCACAGGTCGGCACGGGGGAGGACACTCTTCCGGATGGAAGGCCGACACCAAAAGGAGTGTCGACGGCAGGCTACCGGCTGGACAGGCGGTCCGTGCAGGGTTCGGGCGGGGCCTTCGTCATGCGGTGGGTCAGCCCTGAGGGCATGACCGTGAATGCTGCCAGAGGCGGCGCGTGTCTGCGTCTCCTTCGTCGCCGCCCTGCGGCGCACCGCAGTTGCACGGCGGGGCTGGCAGGTTGATCTCGTCGGCGAGCATGCGCAGCGTCACGGCGACACCGGCCTGCTCGGCTTCAGAGAGAGTCCCCGAGTCGAGTTTGTCGGCGAGCCATCGGAGGCTGTCGGGGAGGCTGCGGCGGCGGATCGTCTCGCTCATGTGGTGGGCGGTTCGATGCGGTTCGGCTGGATGTCGAAAGACATCACCACTGCACCTTCCAGCTCAGGGCTCTGTTGCTGCACCGTGCTGAGAAGACTGTCGAACATGTCTGTCCGGGTTGATCCTTGCGACGGTGTGAAGGTGCCAGATCGGTGAAAAGTTTTGAACATGCCGTTCCCAACCGGGTTGAGGAACGACATGAAGAAGAAGTGCGTTCCTTGCCGCTCGCTCATGTGGTCGGCTCCTCGCCCGGACGCACCGGACCCGCGCTGAGGTAGCGCTCCTTGTTCGCTTCACGGATGCGGAAGCTCCAGCGAAGGCGGCGCTGCTCTCCCGCGAGGATCTCTTGCCCGTCTCGACGCATCTTCTTCGCCACGGACGCCTCGGTCTCGTTGAGGATCCCGTGTATGGCGAGCGTGCTGGACAGGTAGTGGACGGTGTCTTCCAGCTGCTGCACGCGCTGCTTGAGGTTGTCGATCTGCTCTTCCGGTGTGATGGGCTCCGGGCGGTCGCTCATGCGCTCGGCTCCTTCTTCGGCCGGCCGCCCTTGCGCGCCCGCCGCTCGGCCAACTCCTGCTCGGCGGCCGCGAGCTCGGCGCGCTCCTGCTCGTTGCCGTGTTCCTTGATGAAGCCGCGGACGTGGTCGACGAGGTCGGCGCTCCGGTCAACGCCCTCGCGAGCAGCGGCTGTTCCGTAGGCGTCCCACAGTCGGCGGGGAATGCGGAAGCGGGTGACGAAGGTGTGGTCGGTGGCATCTGGCATGCGATCCATGTTGCCACAGAGTTTCTTACCCGAACAGCTTGTGTAGCCACACGGTTAGCGATACTGTGTGGCTACAAGGAAACGAGCAAGGGGGACCCGATGAGGCACACGGCGAACGAGACCACCACCCAGACCCTCACCCGCCTCATCAAAGCCCTCGACAAGCGCCACCCCGTCACCATCACCTACACCAAGGCCGACGGGTCGGAAACGATCCGCACCGTCGAGCTGTACGACATCGTCGTCAGCGCCGCCGGCGACATCCTCCTGAAGGGCATGGACCGCGACAGCCAGGAAGCACGCTCCTTCCGGCTGGACCGCCTCGTCTCCTACACCACCCACCGCACCGCCTACACCGTCGACCGGCCGGCCGCCGACGAGCCGAAGGCGCGCCCCGCCCACGGCCTCGCGACGGTCACCGTCCTCTACCCCGTCGACTGCCCCATCGCTCAGCGCATCGACCTGCTGGCCTCAGCCCTCGCCGCGTAAGGAACCGTCATGGAGCACTTCACCGCCACCGACTCACCGCAGAACAACGCCGCCGAGGTCACGAAGCTGGCCCGCTGCAACCGGTGCGGCGACGACAAGCTCGCATGGAAGCAGTCCGCGCGCACCGGCCAGTGGTACCTCTGCGACGTCCAAGCCTGCGGCCGCTACGCCACCCGCGAGAACCCGACATTCCGCCGCTACTTCGTCCTCGCACGCCTGCCGCACAAGTGCCCGGCTCGCACCAACTGACCCCGTCTGCCCCGCCACCACCCGCGTCCAGCTCCTCGCCGACGCCCTCGCCGCCTGACCGCCACGTCTCAGGGCCGACGCACCCCGGCGGCCCGCCCCGCCCTTGCCGCTTAGGAGCCCGCATGGCCAACCTCACCGTGTTTGCCCCCGAGTTCACCGCCCGGGTCACCAACCACCTCGCCCGCCTCGGCTGGACAGCGACCGCAACCGGCGACTACATCGAGGTCCGCATCCCCATCGAGGCGACCGGGCAGCAGGCCGCGGCGAAAAGGGGTGACCGCCTGTACGTGTGGCCCACGGAGGACGGCGTGCGGTGGGAGATCCGGCCGCCCGGCCACCCGCAGGGCGCGGGCGAGGAGCTGGTACTACCCGGACCGCAGTATCAGTGGCTGGTTGCGGAGATCGACCACCTGTTGCAGCCCAGCCACGACCCTGCATCGTGAGCTCAGTTCACGCCCTACTCGCCGCCTGACCCCGCGCACGCCGAAGGCCCGCACTCACGCCCAGGAGTGCGGGCCCTCTGCTGTGCACCACCGTCCACCAGTTGCACACCCTCGCTACCATCACACCATGGTTACCGGTAACAATCCACCAGTACCGGCCGAGCCCGAACCCACCGCCGGCCACCCCACCGGTGACGGGCGCGCCCGCGACAGCCTCAACCGCTTCGTCCGCACCCCCGCAAACGCAGCACGTGACGCCCGCGCAGCCGAACTCCGCGCCGAAGGCTGGACCCTGCAAGCGATCGCCGACGAGCTCGGCTACTACGACAAAAGCGTCGCCCGTAAGGCCATCCGCGGAGCGCTGCGTGAAATCGTCCGCGGGCCTGCGGAGAAGCTCCTCACACTCCACGTCGAACGCCTGGAAACCCTGTACGAAGCAGCGCTGGAAGTGCTGGAAGCCGAACACGTGATGGTGTCCCACGGGAAGGTCGTCACCATGGCCGACCCGGAGACCGGGATGGAGAAGCCCCTCACCGACAACGGGCCGAAGCTCGCCGCGATCCGTGAAGCGCGCGCCACGATGGAGTCGTTCCGCAAGCTCATGGGCCTTGACCAGCCTGCGAAGGTCGCACTATCCGGTGGCGTTCGGTACGAAGTCGTCGGGGTCGACCCCGCGGACCTCACGTGAGCTGCCCGTGACTGAGACGGTCGTGCGGTACGAGCCAAGGGGCGGCGCGAAGGAACTTCTGACCGGCCGCGATCAGGAAGCCTGCATCGCGGGCCCCGCAGGCACCGGCAAGAGCCTGGCCATGCTTCAGAAAGCCCACTACACGAGCCTCATGGTTCCCGGCTGCCGATCGCTGATCGTCCGCCAGACACACGCATCGCTGACCGGGTCGACGCTCGTCACGTTCGAGCAGCAGGTCATCCGTGACGCCCTTGCCCATGGCGTGGTCAGTTGGTTCGGGGGCTCTGCCCGCAAGCCAGCTGCCTACCAGTACGCCAACGGATCGGAGATCGTGGTCGGCGGCCTTGACCGTCCTGAGAAGTTCCTGTCGACGGAGTTCTCACGGATCTACGTCGACGAGGCCACGCAGGTCACCCTCACCGCGCTGGAGACGCTGATCACCCGCCTTCGCGGGAACGCCGACACCTACCGTCAGATCGTCTTGGCCTGCAACCCGGACGCCCCCCAGCACTGGATCAAGAAGCGGTGCGATGCGGGCATCATGCGCATGATCTACTCGCGGCACTCCGACAACCCGCTGCTTGTTAACGCCGATGGCACGCTCACTGAGCGCGGCGTGGACTACATGAAGAAGCTCGACGCCCTGACGGGAGTCCGACGTCTGCGCTACCGCGATGGGAAGTGGGCGGCGGCCGAGGGGCAGATCTACGAGGCGTGGGACGACGCGATCCACATGGTCGACGCGGTCAAGCCGACGGCCGCGTGGTCCCGCTGGGGAACGGTCGACTTCGGGTTCACGAACCCCTTTGTGTATCAGGACTGGTGGGAGGACCCGGACGGCCGCCTGTACCTAGCCAACGAGATCTATTACACGCGCCGCCTGGTCGAGGACCATGCGAAGACCATCAAAGACCTGCTGTTCTACCCGTCCGGGCAGCCGCGCGGGCAGCTCCCACGCGCGATCTACGCGGACCACGACGCGGAGGACCGGGCCACCCTGGAGCGCCACTTGGGGCTACCGACGAAGCCTGCGACGAAGACAGTCAGCGATGGGATTCAGGCGGTGCAGGCCCGACTGCGGGTGCAGGAGGACGGGCGGCCGCGCCTGCTCATCGCACGCGGGGCCCTCGTCGATCGGGACCCGGAACTGGAGTCCGCGTCCCTGCCGGCCTGCGGGGCGGAGGAGATCGCGGGCTATGTGTGGGCGGTGAAACCGGGCAACAGCGGTGGCCTCAAAGAGGCGCCGGTAAAGGAGAACGATCACTCGATGGACGCGATGCGGTACATGGTTGCCGCTCGGGATCTCGGGGGTCGTCCGCGTGTGAGGTGGCTGTGATGAGGAACCTTCAAGTGAACCCCAAGAAGCTGAAAGATTTGCGGCCAGCATCCATGTTGACAGGAGGATTTACACTCATCACAGCAGGATGCTGGAATATCTTCGGTACAGGGGTTGGTCTCATCTCCGGAGGAGTCCTCACCTGCGTCCTGCAATGGGTGCTCGACAGCGACTGACGTGAAGGAGGGGGCACGTGGGCAAAACCCTCTTCGGCTCCCTCGCCAACGCTCTGCGCGCCCGCCCCACCACCACCCCCGTCCCCTTCGCCTCCCGCCACCAGTCCTACGGACACAGCCTCTTCGGCTCCAACCGAGGCACCACCGCCGAACTCGGCGCCATGGGCTCCGTCTCCACCCTCTTCGCCATCGTCAACCGCACCGCGAAGGCGGAGGCCGGCGTCGAGTGGGGGCTGTACCGGAAGGCGAAGTCCGGGAAGAAGGAAGACCGCGTTCAGGTCACCTCGCACGCGGCCCTCGACCTGTGGGACAAGCCGAACCCGTTCTACACGCAGTCGGTGTTCGTGGAGGCTGTGGCGCAGCACAAGCAGCTCACGGGCGAGCAGTGGTGGGTGATCGGCTACAACGAGCGCTCCACGATTCCTCTGGAGTTGTGGCCGGTGCGCCCGGACCGGATGACACCAGTCCCGGACCCGGAGACGTTCCTGTCGGGGTACATGTACACGGGCCCCGACGGGCAGCAGGTGGCGCTCCGCAAAGAGGACGTCATCTTCATCCGCACCCCGCACCCGACGGACCCGTACCGCGGTATCGGCCCCGTGCAGGCGTTGCTCACCGACCTTGACGCGGTGCGCTACAGCGCGGAGTGGAACCGGAACTTCTTCCTGAACAGCGCGGAGCCGGGCGGGATCATCGAGGTCCCCAACGGGCTGTCCGACGGCGAGTTCAACGAGCTCCGCGACCGGTGGAACGAGCAGCACAAAGGGGTCGCCAGCGCCCACCGCGTCGCCATCCTCGAACACGGGCAGTGGAAGGACCGCAAGTTCAGCCAGCGGGACATGCAGTTCGTTGAACTCCGCGACGTCGGCCGCGAGATCATCCGGGAAGCTTTCGGGTTCCCGAAACCGATGCTCGGCAGCACCGACGACGTCAACCGGGCCAACGGCGAGTCCGGGGAGCGCATGTTCGCCCGCTGGCTCATCGTCCCCGACCTCGAAGCGATGAAAGACGCGCTCAACAACCAGCTGCTGCCGCTGTACGGGCCGACCGCGGCGGGCCTGGAGTTCGACTACGTCAACCCGGTCCCGGAGGACGTCGACAAGGACGCCATCCAACTGACCTCCCGCTCGAACGCTGCCGCGGCGCTGGTGCAGGCCGGGTTCGACCCTGCGGGCACCCTGTCTGCGGTCGGCCTCCCCGCCATTGCGTTCACGCCGCCCGCTGCTGCGCCGGTCCCGGCCGGCCCCGCCCCGGCGGCGCTGCTCCACCGTCCGCTGGCAGCGCTCCCCGCGGCCCGGACCGAGTGGGACATCGCGGTGGCTCAACTCCTCAACACCCAGAACGCCACCACGCTGGAACAAGTCCGCGCCGACCACGACGACGCCCTCTCACAGCTCCTCGACCGGTGGATTCCCATCGAGGACCGGTGGATCAACGCCCTTGGCGACCAGATCCGTACCGCCGTCGACGATGACGACACCGCAGCCCTTGCCTCCCTCACCGTCGACAGCGACCACGCGGCCGATGTCCTGCGGGAGGCACTCGGCGGGATGGCGAAGCGCGCGGCTGGCCGGATGGTTGATGAGGCGGCGGCGCAGGGCGTCGCCGTGGACGCACCGGAGTTGGACGAGGCAGTGACGAACCGGATGGATGTCGGGTCGCTGCGGGCTGTGTTCGGGTCTGAGCTGGTGGGGATCGCTGCGGCGACGGCTGGACTCCTCGGGTCCGGGCTGGCGTCGACTGCGGGGCGTGAGGCGCTGCGGCTGCTCACTCCTGGCGCGGACGGCGCGGGCGTGGCACGCCAGGTGAAGAGTTTCCTGCGGGGCCTGTCGAACCGTTTGAAGCTCGATCAGCTGGGTGGGGCGCTGCACCGGGCCACGAACTTGGGCCGGGTGGCGACGCTGGAGGCCGCTCCGGTTGCCACGTACACGGCCAGCGAGGTCAACGACGCGAACCGGTGCACACCTTGCTCGGAGATCGACGGCACTCAGTTCGCCGACTTGGACGCGGTGCGTGCCGCGTACGGCGCCGGACCGTATCGGCTGTGCCAGGGCGGGATTCGCTGCCGCGGGACTGTCGTGGCGACGTGGGACACGACGGGAGATAACGAATGAGCCGGATGTCGGGCCTCATGCTGCCCGCCAACCTCACCCAGTTCGCCGCGCGGCATCGCGAGCAGGCGGACAAGCTGCGTGCCCAGTACGGGGTCGAACCGCCGCGCTGGTACCGCATCACCAACGCTGCCTCCCCGGACGAGGCGGAGGTGATGCTGTACGACGAGGTGGGTGGCTGGTTCGGCGCGTATGCCGACGAGTTCATCGACGAACTCGCGCAGATCACCGCGCCCCGCCTGAAGGTGCGGGTCAACAGCCCTGGCGGAAGCGTCTTTGAGGGCATCGCCATTGCCAATGCGCTGCGCTCCCACCCGGCTGACGTCACGGTGCAGGTCGACGGCCTCGCAGCGTCGATCGCCTCCGTGATTGCCCTTGCGGGCGACCGGCTTGTGATGCAGCCGAACAGCATGGTCATGATCCACGACGCGAGTGGCATGTGCCTTGGCGATGCGGCAGACATGCAGCAGATGGCCGGGCTCCTCGACGCGATCTCGGACAACATCGCTTCCGCGTATGCGGCGAAGGCCGGGGGCACGGCGGCTGACTGGCGGGCCCTCATGCAGGCCGAAACCTGGTACAGCGCCGACGGGGCGGTGGAAGCGGGGCTCGCCGATGAGGTGGGCGCGCAGCGTGGCGCCGCGGCCGAGCCGGATGCCGAGCCCGAGATGCGGAAGGCCTTCGACCTCACCGCGTACGGCTACGACGGGCCCAAGCAGGCTGAGACCCCAGAGCCCGCAGCCGTCGAGCCGGATCCGCTACCGACGCTGATCATCAACGTCGAGAATGCGCTCGGCGACGAGGAGATCGTCAAGAGGCTCCGCGAGATGGCAGCCGGACACACATCGGAGCAGACGTCGGAGACGCCGCCCGAGATCGCGGAGCAGGCCCACCCGGAGCCGGCCGCGGTCGTCGAACCCGAGCCCGAAGACGCGTGGGCGGACATGGTCGCCCACCTGACCCCCGACGACGGCGACAACTGGTCGGCGCTCGTCTCCAACCTGATCGAGCCCGACACGTCGTCCAGCGCGGCGACGGCCTGAAGGAGGCAACTGTGGCCACACCGACCAAGATCGCCGTACCGCGCAACAGCGAGGAACTTCGCGAGCAGCTCCACGACCCTGCGGCGCGTAAGGAGATCCTCGCGACGCCGGACACCCTTGCGGACCACATGGACGCCTACGCCGCGCAGCAGCAGGGCGACGGCACCGAGATCAACAAGCTCGTGGCGGAAGAGACGCAGCGCCAGTTCGCCGCGATGCTCCGCGACCACGGGGCCGACGCCACCACCAAGGACGCCGCGAACGCGATCAAGCGCCTCGACCTCGACCCGCAGGCCAAGCGCAAGGGCGGGATGCTCACCTCCCACCGGCAGGGCACCGCCCACAACCCGACCGCTCCGGGCGCGGTGGTCGACAAGCACTTCGAGAACTCGATCGACTACGTCCGCAACATCTGGCACAAGAACCCGTCCCCCGATGGGGACAAGCTCGGTGCGCTCCGCAACGCGGCCTCCTCGGTGTCGCCGGCGGACGGTGGTTTCCTCGTCCCGGAGACGCTCCGCTCGCAGCTCTTGCAGCTGGCGCTGGAGCAGGCCGTCGTCCGGCCGCTCGCCACCGTGGTCCCCATGGAAAGCGCGAGGGTCCCGTTCCCGATGATCGACACCACCACGAACGCGGGCTCCGTGTTCGGCGGGATGGTCGCGTACTGGGGTGAGGAAGGCGCAGCGTTCCAGGACTCCAACCCGAAGTTCGGCAGGGTCGAGCTCGACGCGAAGAAACTGACTGGTCTGTCAGCAGTGCCGAACGAGCTGCTCCAGGACTCCATCACCTCGTTCTCCGCGCTCATCGAGACGCTGTGGCCGAAGGCCCTCGCGTTCGAGGAGGACAACAAGTTCCAGACCGGCAGCGGCACCGGCGAACCCCTCGGCTTCCGCGGCGCGGGCAACTCGGCCGCGGTCACGGTGACCCGCACCACCGCCAGCAAGATCCAGTACCTGGACGTCATCGCCATGTACGCCCGCATGCTGCCCTCCTCGCTCGGCAACGCCGTGTGGATGTGCTCCCCGGACGCGCTGCCGCAGCTGCTCCAGCTGTCCCTCACCGTCGGCACCGGCGGCAACAGCGTGTTTGTCGTCAACGCGGCCGCCGGGATGCCGATGAGCATCTTCGGCCGCCCGCTGATCATCACCGAGAAGGGCGGCATCCTCGGCTCCCGCGGTGACCTGGCGTTCGTCGACTTGTCGTACTACCTGGTGGGTGACCGCCAGATCATGACCGCCGACTCCAGCACGGACTACAACTTCGGCACCGACAAGACAACTTTCAGGATCATCCAGCGCGTCGACGGCCGCCCGTGGATCCAGTCCGCGATCACCCCCGCCAACGGCAGCACCTCCACGCTGTCGCCGTTCGTCGAGCTCCTCTAACACCCCTCGGCCGCCGTCGGCATTCACACCCCGGCGGCGGCCACTACCGGGCCGGCAGTGTCGCCCCGGACCGGACCCTAGACGGAAGGAACACCCCATGTCTCAGCGAGCACTCGGTCGACTGTTCAACCCCACCCCCGCCGCGGACGGTGTGTGGATCGCCCTGAAGGGCGCCGCGGCTGGCGTCACCTTCAGCTGCTACCTCGCGGGCGCGGTCGGCGACACCTACACGCTCCAGGAGGCGAAGGACAGCGCGGGCACTGGCGCGCAGAACCTCGTGAACATCTCCGAGTACTGGACGAACACGGGCAACGCGTCGGACGCGTGGACCCGGCGGACGCAGACTGCGGCGGCCACCGTGGTAACCGCGGCGGCGGCCACACAGAACGCGATGGTGTGCGAGGTCGAGGGCACGTCGCTGTCGGACACCTACAAGTACGTGAAGTTGACCAGCACCGGTGCTGGCACGGTCACCGCGATTCAGCGGGACCTCGGCGTGATGCGGGCCGCGGCGTCTCTGCCTGCTACGGGGGCGTAGCCGTGGCGCTGTGGCAGTGCGCGGAGTGCACGACCAAGTACGCGGTCGGCCTGCCGAAGTGCCCCCAGTGCGAGTCGGTGGTGCGGGTCAACGAGAACACCCAGCCCGATGAGGAGTCGGAGATGGCGAAGGTGACCGTTCACGGCGGCGCCAGCAAT